AATGCCGACAGATAAGGGAACGGGAAACCAACTCATTAAAGCGGTCAACAACGGGCTCAATAGCCTGGGTTATATCCGCCTCCTGTTACCATATCTTTGCTACCTTTTTCATCGTACGCCCGAACGCCTCCACCAGTCACCCGGTCCCGATTCCGCACCACGAACATCAACAATGCGGCGCGGTGTTGACCAGGCCCTATTTTGAACCATTTCCTCGATGCGAGCGCGAATCCGTTCCAGGTCACGCTCTATAGAGGCTGTAGATGATTCCTCTTTCTGGAGCATCTTTTTGGCCGCGTCCACAATGATAAACTCTTCCCATCCTGATACACCGTCAACCGTGTCTGAATCGGCGGTGAGATCGGCCGGGGCCGGGATATAGATGTGCCGGTATGTCCCACCCGATGGGGCTGGAAGAAGTGAAAGGTTTGATCCCTGCGGCGAGTACACCGTGGCGTCACCTGACGAGTTCTCGAAGCTGTGCCGCTCTGTGATCATGTACTCGGTTAGCGGGTAGTAGTCGGAACCAGATTGCCGGTCTACCCGTATCGTTCCATAGTAGTCGCTTGGGAGCGCATAGGCTTCCACGCCGTTACCCGTGATCGTCTGCGTGGTCGGGGTGAAATAGATTAGCCCAGACTGAACCAGAAGATCATAAAGCTCTGTATAGGATGCCGAGATGTACCCGTTCAATTCGCTATCGGTGACGAATGATGAGTTCACCATATCGCTGCGTTCTCGTGCTTTCGTTCTGAGTTGCAAAAGCGTAAAAGTACGGGCCATCTCGCTCTCCTAGTCTCTATCGTAATCGCGGGACAAATCTTGAAATGACAACAGAGCATCCACTCTCGCATCATCATCCTTGGCATTCGCGAAATCTCTCGCGGCTGCTTTTAGATCGTCCCGTTCTGTACCTTTGGGTTTTGTCTTCCTTTTTAGCAAACTGGCCGGGGGCTTCTTGCCCCCGATCAGTAAAGCTAACATTCCAACACCTTTAGGCATTAGGGAGTCACCGTTGTATTGCGGAACACTGCCGTAAAGTTTACATAGCAATTCCCCAACACATCTGCCAGAGCAGGAGTACCCGCCGCATTGTAACTATAAATAGTCAACGTTGGGCTTGCTGCTGCGGTATACGTTGATGTGAGAACCGTAAAGCCCGCCACATCTGCCGGGGTGTCTGCTTCCAATGAAACCGTACACGAAATGAATGCCGCGTACTGGTCGTCAAAGGTGAGCGTATATTTACCCTCGGTGACATACGCAACTGACCACCCAGGTGGGCTTGTTATCGGAAGCGTCCCCATGGCACCGTTAGCGCCCTGGAACCTCCCTGATATAATGACATACGCTTTTCCGTCAGCATGTACGTCGTATAAAGTTGTCTTAGACATAGTTGCCTCCTTTCAGGCTAGTGCTAGATAGCGAAAACGCCATTCCATGCAGGAGCAACACAAGCCAACTCACCCCAATAACGGGCACGAACTTCGATGCCATCCGCTGCGGATTGACGAAGTGCGTTGTTCCCGTCGAGAGTATCGATATGTGGGAACCCGTCTAAATGGTGAATAGCCCATGTGTCCATCTGGAGGCAGTAGCCACGATCTGAAGGACAATCCGGGTCGGGGTGTACCATTACGGGACCAGCCGACGTATGAATTTGAACTCCACCAAAACCAACATCTGCTTTTCCGCCCGCGCCATCATACTCAACTTTGGTTCCAAGACCTTTGATCAAGTTGTTAAAGTTGCCGTGAGAGATAAAGCATTTATCAGGTGCTCCACCAGCGCGAACGATGCTCTCGGAAAGCGTCAAGATATTCTCTTCGATGCTGTTTCCGGTTGCATTCAAACGATGTCCAGCCAAGCGAGTAGGATGAACGGAGCGATCAACTCCGAAGAAACTCTCACCGCCGCTCGGCGTAGTCAACGGAACCCACGCCGCAAGACCAGTCATCTTTAACTGGGTCCCAGCCGGAACCGTGTCACCTACGGGAAAGACATAATCCAGAGACTCAATGTCGCCATTAAGGTCTGCTTCAAAGGTGATGATACCTGTTTCCTCGTTAACCGCACTGCATACGTTGTACTGAAACGTGGTTCTTGGGGTAGAGCCATCCGAACCATCGGCAAATTCGTAAGTCATGCCTACCGAGAAGTGGCGAGCATCGTCATGGTCGACGCACTCAAAAAAGTCGGTTCCACCGGGTACGTTGGTTTCAGACTGGGCGATTGCGCCATATCCACCACGGTACAGCGAATGCGCTGCCGAGTTACCCAATGCTTTTAACATCAAGTCAATCTCAGTTTTGCGTGCATTAACGAACGCACCTTTGTTAGAACGCGACGAACGAATCGCCAAGGCGTCAATATACACAACACCATAATCTGCTTTTTGGGTAAGAACCCATTTCAGAGACTTGCTCGCGTTTGCGTAGGTTTGAGCATCTGCGAAGGTCGCAGCGCGGCCCCCTGGATTCTCATAGATGATCGGAATGATAAGAGCATCGCCCTCGAAGTCATCCTTCTTCTTGATCATATTAAGGAACGGGTGACGCCTCGTTGCGACGTTTTCCGGCACCCCTGCGGGGTACAGTTCTTTCATCATCGCCTCGAATGCGCCTTGTGTAAGGTCTAATTGTGATGTACGTGCCATTTTTTATTTCTCCTAACCCGCGCCAAGTGCCTGAAGGGCGCGTTGAACGCGCTCATCTTCGGTTCGGGCGGGTGACTGTTTTGCTGTTCTCCTAGATTGCGAATTTCTCAATGTCTTTATTTGCCTTGGTATCTCTACGGCCTGGGTTTCATCTTCTGGGATTTTGGTTCGCGCATCTAAGATCCTGGTAATCACTGGCGCGAGTGTTAGCTCTAAGTTCGTGTTTAAGGCTTCGGCAAGTTGTTCCGCTGTTGGTAAGATTGAGTTGGGATCGTCTACGGCAACTTGATAGGCTATGGAGTACATGGCCTGAATCGCATCCCCTGCGTTCTCGTCAAATAATGCTTTCGCATAGGGCAGTTCTTCGGGGACGGCCTTCATATAAGTTTCCATTTCCCCTATGTATTGTTTCTGGAACGAGGCTACTTCGGCCTCCTTCACTTCCTTCTTCTTCTGCACCTCGCCAGCCTTCTGTTCTTCTTCAAACCTTTGAAGGCGGTCCCGCAAGGCGCGGATTTCCCTTTGCGAACGATGCTCGGCCGGTGCGTCTTCGCCAAGCTCCTCGTCATAGAGTGCGCTGGCCGCATCGGCGTAACCCTTTTCTATCCCCAGTTCTTTTAATGCCGTAACTGGATCATAGGCAAAATCTCTTTTCAGGCGCGCAAGTTGGTTTTCAAGCTCCTCAGCTTTCTTTAAGCGCGCATCGAGTTCATGTTCCTTCTTTGTGATTTTATCTTCGCGCTCTTTTGATTGTTCTCTAGCGTGTCTCTCCCGCCTGGCGAGCGAGGCCAGTTTGGAGGATTCGAGGATGTTATCTTCGCCTGGGGTGATGGGCTGGTCGCTGTCGAGGGGAATGTCATCCCCTTCGGCGGGAGCCGCCTCAACTTCTTGGGTTTCTTCTTGGGTTTCAACTTCTGCCACTTCCTCGGCTTGCTCTTCAGGTTCAAACACCTGAATGGCGGCCTGGATTCGGCTTTCTTCGGTTACGGGAGTTTCAACTTCTACTTGTTCGGACATCTCTTTCTTCCTTTATCCTGGGATTGCTGTTGGCTTCAAAAGTTGGGACTGTGGTGACAATGCCGCCGCCGGGGGGCCTCCAGGTGCGGGGCCTCCAGCTATCGGGGGAGATGCCGGCGGTTGCATCATCATTTGTGCTTGCATCATCTCTTGCTGCGCTAATTGGGCGATCATCTTCAACTCGTAATCGGCTGACTCGATCCACCTACGCATATCTTCGAGGATGTCCTCGGGGGCACCTTCCCGCCTGGCCTTCAAATAGGCGAGTTGCACCCGCTTCATTCCCATCGTTAGATCTTGGTAGGGCTCCGGGGGCTGGTACTTGCCGTCTAATAAATCTTCAATCGTCGCCTCGATGTCCTCGATGGCTGCATTGACAATATCGGCCGTTCTTTCCAGGTCGGGGTGATTCAGCAAACGCCGTGCTTCGGAGGTGTCGATGATTCCGGCCTGGGACCATTCGACCACCTGCTGGGAGCGCCCGGCAGGGGTTCTGCTTAGAATACTGGCAGGCTCCAGACGTATCTTATAAGTGCCGTCGTGGATCTTCGCTTCCTTAAAGCAAATCTTCTCAACCAGCTTCTCAGCGTGGAATACACTTTTACACTCGCCGCCGTTGTCGTGAATATCCCTAGCAATGTCGATGTATCTCTCGGCCGCTAATGGTGAGAGTCTTTCAAATTCCTGCGCGTTATAGGCGAACCTTTGCGCGTTTATGTCGTTGTATTCCCGTAGCGCCACGGCGCTCTCTAGCCCTGCCGGTTTTTTGCTTGTTGCGCTCATCTGGGATATTCCCGCAACTTCAAACCCACGCCGCCAAAGACCTTCCTTGTAGTTATATATCTCCGGTGATACAGCCTGGGCCGTGTGGAATACGGGCGGCTTCCCTCGGTAGGGGATGATTGCGCCGATCTCGTTATTGATCTGCATCTTCAGGTTTTTTGATGCGATGTCTACGAAAACCCTGGGAACGGCAATCAAATCTTGGGCTTTCTGGATAAAATGATTGAGTTGATTGATCCTAAGTTGTATCCCGGTGAGTTGTTCGGCCAGCCCTTGGCCGTAGAACCCGCATACCGGTTCATTCCATCGGTAGAATATGAACGGGAAGTAGTCCCTTTTCCATTCCTCCGATACGAGGGTTGCCCCGTCTATACAGATGACCCGTTTGCCGTCTTCTTCGTCTGGCCCACTGGGTAGGTGGTAGCTCTCAACACATACGGCCGTGTTTGAATCGACACTCCGGTAGGCACCACCATCCCGTGTGTTCTCGCGGGTGGATTCCTCGATCTCCTTTGCGAAGTCGGGGAAGTCGGCCTTTAATACTTCCTTATCAATAAACTTAACTTGGTGGAGTTGGCGCGGCTCACTAGAGCGGCACTCCATCTCGTCCACCTTGATCTCGTCAATGAGGACACGTTCACAACGAACATCACCGTTGTATTCGTAAATCTTAATACAGCCAGTGCCAAAGATAACCGCATCCCGAAAAGCGCGGGTCGCTTCGCGATGGAAGTTCGTTTCGTCAAACTTGCCCTCCACCCATTTCTCTAGCATCTTGGCGCGGCGCTGAACGGTGAACTCAGCCCCATCAGTTTGGAATGTCACACGCGCCCGGTTGCCAGCGATAACACTGGTTGCGGTGTCGCATACAGACTGGATTAGATTCTCCGTAACGCGGCCTAAACTTTTACGCGAATAGTCGCGCTGGGTTAGCGTCCAGTCCAGTCCTAAAAGATCAACGTTGGAATAAAGACGCGCATTCCGTATGTTTAACTCGTGGATGTACTTTTGCGTTTCCTCAAGAGATTCCACGAAGGCAATCACCGCCTCGTGCATTGTCTTCTCGGGTTCGTCCCACCAGAAGTTTGCCATCATTGTTTAGCCGCCTCCTGGGCTTTCAACCATTCCCGCTGTTCGGCTATCGGGTCTGAACCGTCCGGGTACAACATTGGGTTGTCGTAGTCGTTCTGGTATCGAACAACCTGGCCGGATGCCTCCACGTCAATGTCTTCGGGTTCGGTCCTCAGCGCGGAGGGATGGAGGGTCAACTCAATCTCCCCATTGCAGTAGTGGACCACGCCGTTATCGCGCATCATGGTGATTAGTTGTTTCATTTCTATTAGGTTGGGTTTTGCCATGGATCATCAAATGCCAGGTCGTTCGTTACCTGGCCCTCCAGCGTTTGGAAATAATCGACACTCGTTTGCCGCTTCTTGCGGTCGTAAATTACTTCGCGCTCTTCCGCCATTTTCGCATCCCAGAACGCTCGGCTATTCGGGGGCGGCAAACGCTTCATGGCGCGGGAGAAATTGTGAAAGCTATAGCGCCAGGTATATAAGAAGGAGTCGCAAACGTGGTTCGCACAGGCCCGGTCTTCCTTCTGGCCGTGTTTGTCCCAAACGAGGTAGCTCATCTCCTGGGCTAACTCAGAATCTTCTAAGATCTTGATCCTCCCCTCCACCATATCGGAGTTGAGTAACTCAATATAATCTCGCTTCTCGGCCTTCTCGGCCGCCTCGATATGCAACTCGTATCGCTCGGAGAGTTCCGCGAGGACCATCTTACCCAGGCCGCCCCTGTCACCCACCATCACCTCAAATTCTCCGAAAATTTTCTGAGTTTCTGAGATGACCCGCGCAACATCACCCACGGTCATGCTGGCCTGTTTGAAGTCGTAAACTTGATAAAGCGTATCTGAGGTTTCCGCGTAGGCTACCACCACCAAGGCAAACGGATCGTCATAGCCTAAGTCACACCCCATGAGGTATTTCCACTCATGTTCATCGGGTAGGCCGAACTCATTCCGTGATTCGGGGTCTTTCTCCCAGATATTGCGGGCGGGATCAAACTTGTAACAAAACGCATCGTCATCACTGACCCATTTGCCTAGATACTCACGTTGCCAGATGGGGTTTTCGTCGCCCCATCCATACGCTTCCTTATCGGCCAGGCACGCGCCCCAGAGGTGGGGTTGGGCAATGTTGTCGGTGATGGCCCAGGCGTGACCACTCCACATTTTGGCCGGTTTCTTTTCCCGATCTCGGTAGCGTCTACTAAGAGTAGAATCAGGTTTCGTTGTATCGTAAAATACCCCGGCCAGGACACTTCCGGGGGTTCCCATTAGAACCAGGCTTCCCATTGTATCATTCAGGGCTGGGCCAATAACCTCGCGGGCTAATTCCGTCAAAACATCACTTGGGAATGACTTACACTCGTCAATCACGGCCAGGTCGTAAGGTTGACCGCGCAATTTGTCGATCTCGGCCCTAGACTCTGCCCCAGTAAGGAAAATGCGCCTACTTCCGCCTGGGAAGGTGCAAATCAATGATGTGTTATGGAAATGGCACCCCAGTTCAAACTCTTTGTCGAACTTCTTCAAAACCGGCCATAGAATGGACCTGGCGCTTCCTTTGG